GAGTCGGTCAGGGCTCAGAAGAGGTTAGCTGACCTGGGTGTGGTAGGTGTGAATTTAAGACAAGCGGCCCGCCCTGTCAACAGGCCGCTGTCAATTATGCCGCTGCTTGCTTGATACGAAGATCGTAGAGCTGGCGCAATCTAGCCTGCATAGGCTCATCTTTGAGATAATCAGTACGATTAGTGCTCATGAACTTCTCGATCGTGGAAATCTCATCATTCATGGATTCCTGCGCGGTATGCGTATCACCGCCCATCTCCATGACAGGATTAGTTGCTCGAGCGAGAGCTGCAAATCCTTTCAAAACATTGGGATCGTTCATAAACGCACGGCCATCGGCAAATCGACCATTCATCAGCTGATCAGACGCCTCCTTGCCAAAGGTTGATGCAACCAGTCCTTCCACAAGATTGATGTTTGCTCGGTAATCAGGTCCCCAGTCTGCTCGCAGTAAATCATTGGTCTCTTTCGACTGAGTGCCATCCATCTCCGCAATGGAGTCCTGCTCTTGCTGCGCATATCCGTTGTACCATTCGATAGCAGCGTGGGCGATGGCAGGATCAGCGTTTTTGGCGTGTAAAGATCCCATGAAGTCTTCGAAGATCGCTTTGTCATCCTCACCAACCACCAGTCCTTCTGGAAGGTTCTCAAGATAACCAGTGGCCTCAAGAGGTATTCCATTTGCTTCACGATAGGCCTGAACATCCTCATCGGTAGCATCGTCTTTCAATGCCGCCTTGAGGTTTCCGGAACGAATTGTCTGCTGGGCCTCACGAAAAGAATTGCCATAGTCCTTGGGAGTGCCGAAGCGCTGCAGGTCGGTATAATACTTATCATCATCACCGGCTATGCCTCGGCGCCAGTCAAGAGCTGTATCGTTTGCCGCGAAAAAGTCTTCAGGCTTCTCATAGGCTGCCATCGCCGTAGCGCGTTCAGTATTATCGCCAACAATCGATTCAGACCAGTGGCCCTCCTCGCCTGTAATTACTGTAATCGGTTCGTTTTCTGCCATTATCCTTGTTCCTTAGTATTTCGGGATGCGATCTTATCAGGGTCCGTCCGTGCCGGTGCTGCCTTTAGCATCCATACCAAAGTCAGTGCTGCTGATCTTTTTCCACACGCATAAGCTGTTAAATCTGGTTCACCAGGACGAAACGGCTCATCATCTTTACCAAATGCGCGCAGCAGAAACTCAAAGGCCATTACCTGTTGCCTTTCTGAGCCCTGACCCACCCAAACCGCACGAAGCGCTTGAACCTCAGCCTCCGTGTAGTAAGGACGAGCCAGAGGGTCTTTTCTAGGTTTGCATTCTGCGATGCTTTCCTTAATCAAACTCATGCAACAGACTGCTCAGCCTGCGCCAGATCACGAACTGCCTGAGCGCCACCCTTGGCAACCTCAACCTGCTCCTCCATTCTTGCCTGCTCAGCGTTCGCTGCCATGATTTCTCCAACCTGTTCCTCAGTTCGAAGATGGCGAGCCTCAACACCAATACCGGTGAGAGCTGATCTCAGCGCTGAATTGGTATCCATGATAACTCCAGCGTTCGGATCAAGAGCCATTGCACGTTCGATAAGATCGCCAGACTCGAGGAATGTCGCCGCCTCTTTCCTTTCGATCGCATCATGCAGAGGTGAGACAAACTTGAAATGAATGTCACGGCCCTGCAGCTCGCGCGGCATATCCTGAACAGATCCAAAGCCACCAGCAGTCAACAAACCATCAAAAGTGTCTTCGCAGATCTGGCCGTTGTATTCATGCTCCATCGGCTCAAACAAAGGCAAAGCGGCCCTGACATACTCCTCAACACGTTGACCGGTCTCAAAGGCCGTCATATCGCCCTCAGGCGGCGGCAAAGTCAGCTTATTGATGTAAAACGCTTCTGCCAGCATCGCCATCTGGTGATCTCGTACCTCATAGCCTTTCGGCAATCCGGAACGATCTTGAGTCAAAGGACGTAAAACCTCGCCCATTTTCTCATCGTAATCATGGTCGGCCCAGGTTATGCCACCAGAAAACAGCTGGATATCGCCGCGAACTGCGTCCTGTGTAGCAATCATCGGCGGTCTTACAGACATCTCACCAGCCTCGAGCAGTGTCAAAGACATTGCCTGAAGCAAGCGAGCGTCCGGTAATCCGGCCACAGCAGCGGGTGAATACGCATACTGTGAACCTGATACGGTTTGCCACCGGGGGAGGGTGAATCCATGACTCATTACCCCGTACTCGCCCATGATGTGCATGTTCTGAGTATCGAGGTAGACCAGCATCCATGGATAGCCCTTGCCCTGTCCGGACTGGCCCTCATAGATATCGGTCGAAACAATGAATCTGAGACAGTCAACCTTGGTCAGATTCTCATTGGTCTTGCGCTTTTCAACCTCGTAATGGAGATTAAGATTCATCTCCTTCAGCTCTTTGATGGTCGGCTTCCACTTCACATAGATTTCACCGATCGCACCAGTAGCCATCTCAGACCAAGCGACATCCCGAAGATGCCAGCAGCGATAGACGAGGTGTGGAGTTTGGGTGTTCCAGTTCATCTCTCTGGAAATGCAGCACTGACCGGTCAGGGCAAAATCAGCATCGCCCTCACTGGTCGCACGAATGAAATTGGACTTGCGATCGTACATAAACGACCGCTGCCGCTTGGTGGCCCACTGCAACCACTCTTTACCGGCTTGCGTCAGACCATCATCGTCATCCACAGATATCTCAAACCAAGGCTTGGCCCGCGGACGTAACATCGCCGCAAACGAATTGGAAAGATCCCTGTGAACGATAATTGGGTAGCTCGAGTACAGATGCTCGGCGAACTCCTCACCAATGTATCGATTGATGGTGAAATCGGCTCGCTGAGGATAGAAGTTCTCAGCCAGTTCCTGCCACAGCGTCGTGATTGACTTGCGCTCCTCAAAGAGACACATGCCCCGCTGGATCAGGTCTTGAGGTTTCATCCGAGCTGATCGTTATTCGTCAGTACGGTATTGGCCCTTGAACCCTGCCGCTTGGCGGCTTTGCGCCGTTCATTGCGCTTTAACAGCTCATCATCCGGAACGGCAGCACCAGAATAGACCTCATCCCGAGCTATATCTGCGGCTATTTCCCTGCGTTTGCGGCCTCGTTGTTCATGAGTTTTGAATCCCTGACCCTTCGACGCATTCGCGAATTTCTGCACCGTATTCTTTAATCCACTCATCAGTGTCTCCTTCGGCCTCTCCGTGGGCCCATATTAATCTGCGGTCGCTTCCTGTCCGCCATAGTACCCACTCGCTGATCCGGTCGCCAGTCTGGTAACATCGTTTGCGACTTAGTCCCAGCACTCCAAGCCATCTGTACAGCATCACCACGGTCAGGACTTCGACCCAACTCCTTCACCACATCCTTCTTCGGCGTCACCTTGATGCCATTGGGGGTAAGCTCCCAGTGAGTAGCAGTCAAATCAGAAAATAACATTTGATCATCCGGCAACGCAATAGGAGATCCACCATCCTGACCAGGATCTAAAGCCTCTCGAAACCGCCAAATAATCTCAGCGCGCTTATTGAAAAAACTTAATTTTCGGTCCTCTGTGCGCCGTACCGACTTATCAACACCAAGATGTGCGACAACCTCCATGCCCTTTTCTTTCAGGTGGCCAAAGGCCTGAGCCCCAGTTGTCTCTCCGCAATCGAATACAATCGTTGAATCGTTGCGGTGGTGCTTGATAACGAAAGCAGCCAAATCTGTTCCGTGTACTTCTTTCGATTCATTAAGAGCAATATCTCGTCCCTTTGCGGTGATGACTTCACGGAAATAACCATCATGGCGAATAGCAACCGCAACCTCATCTCCTCCGCGGGCGCCATCAACACCCATCGCGCATTGAGGTATCGAGTAAGGAATTTCTCTTGTCCATCTGGCTTGGGCGGCATGAATCCAGCTTGAAGGGATAACTTGATCACTGTCATCTTGGCGAGCCGCCATGAAATTGCCATCGCGGATCGCCGAGCGCAAGGGCTCGGGTAAAGCGTCCAACTGCGCTGCATAACCAGAATCCCTGTAAAATGGATTATCGTCCAACGTCCCAGGTATAAAAGTCCTCGACATCGGTATCAGATATTTAGGTGTGCCATCGTCATAATACCTTCCGGAAGGAATCTGCACATCCTTGCTCTCAACCCAGAAATCCTGACCGTCCTCATCCGAAACACACCAGCGCAACTCACCGGGCTTGGCCGGCTTGGGATACTTCCTGTCCAGCCACGGCGCAAACATACCAATTATCCAATCACCCGCGCTCGAGGTCGGAGGATTGGAAGCCAATACCGTCCGACAGCGCTGAGCTGGGTCCTCACTACGTACCCAACCCATCAAAAACCTCACTTGATCCTCTCTGTTCTGAACAACCTCATCGATCGCCAACAAATCGTGCGCCTGTCCCTGCCAATGCTCATGGTCAGTACTCTTGGCCAGACCACCAAAATCGATCAGCTTGCCATTCACAGTGCGTAATCTTGGCGGGATAGAACCGTTATATCCCTTCTCCGTACCATTAATCTGCTTGGCCCGATCAGTAATAGCCGTCAAATCCGTGTAGTGCTTGCGAATAACCAACGCCCGCTGGTGGTACTCAAACGACAAACCACAAATCAAATCAGTCTTGCCGCAACCACCAGATCCACCGTAAAGCATAATATCTGCCTCACAATTAACCGCGTCCAACTGCGGGCCAACAGTCGGAAACCACAAGCGGTTATCAGATCGCTCGCCAATAAACTTGTCCATCTCGGCCTTCTTCTCATCAGAAAACCCAGCGTATTTCGTCATCAACTCATCTAGCAGTACCGATTCTTTGCTCATTTCTCTTTTTCCCAGACCTTCTTGCAATTTATAGAAAAAGCGATCGCCTCATCTTTCCTGTCAGCAAAATCAATAAAAT